GCTGGGATTACCGCATCCATTTCAATCTCAAACTCCACCTTGACCTTTCCGCCACAATTTGGACAGGTAACAATTTTCTCTATCGTCGGCATTTCTACAGGCAATGGGACTATTTGTTCTTTCTCTTCCTTTTTTGTCATTCAAAACCTCCTTAAAAGAAGGATTAGGGACGGTCGCCAAGACGCTAAGCGACTCGCCACCGTCCCGTCCTTTTCACCTTGAAAACATTAAGCCAACATTGTGGCCTGTTTGTATCTCGCTCTCAACCTCACCAGTGCCGCACTAACCGCAGCATTCTGGGTCAATGTCTCTGTAATCAGAATTCCAACATGGGTATAGGTAGCAGTAAAATCCTCTCCTCTTGCAAAGAGAGAATAATCAATAGTATTTGCTGCCGTTACAGTAGCCGCGGCCTTAAGATTGGCCACCGCTCCCGCGGCACCAACCCTCTGTCGCATTTGACAGGTCAAGGAAGACGCTGCCATAGCTGCGGTTTGAACTAAGAACCAAGCAAGATCGTAATTCTGCATAGAAAAATACAACGGGGTATTTGCAGAGTTATTGAGAGTTGCTGCAATCATCACCACATCAGCTCGCATGTTTTCATCTGGTTTGTGTACATTTGCCAATTTTTCCTCCTATTAGCTTGTTGGTACATCAAGTGCCACGAATGGACTCACAGTATTGCCTCCCCTCAATGGAGTCAAAGGAGCATCCATCAGGGGTTGGCCGTCTACCCTGAGTACCACTCGCCAAAATGTCTCATCAGTACGGAAGCCGTAATGGCTTTGTCCGTAATCCACATGACGAGACCCCATAATCTCCAATTCCTTGTCGGCTATCAGGTAATGGCCAGCACCGAAATCGGCGAGGATAATGTCACCCGAGGTGCCGAGGGACTGGCATTTTTCGGTCACGATGAAGGGACGACCCCAGAGCGTTCTCTGGCTCAGGTCTAAGACCGTTGCCTGATTCGCTGCTGGAGCAGTCGCCTCGAATAACCTATCCACCACATCGGGATTCAAAAGCCATACAGCGCGGTTCCAACTATCGGGAAGCAGTCGCCTTGCCATCCTGGCGATATCTCGCCAATCGACAGTTCCTGCCGTCCAACGTGGTTCCACAATCAAGGCATTTGCATTGAGAATTCCAAGCGGTTGCCCGACTCCTGATCCGTTGATGAAATAGTCATCCTCTATGAACCGAATTGCCTGCCCAAAGGCTATCTTCATGAAATTGCCAAAAGCTCCGTAATCATCTTCCAACTCGTTCGAAGCAAAACAACTTCCCACGAGTTTATGAAGGGTGAGCTCACATTCGCCCATACCAGGCTTTGACACAACGATTCCTTTCGTCGTAGCCTCGCCTACCCAGCGAAATGTGATGCCCCCAAAAATATTAGAGCTTCTGTCGCTTTCCTTGAACTTCCTCACCTTAAGGGAATCTCCCTTTACCCTGAAAGCAGCATCGCCAACCAATGGTCTCACGATAGCATCTTCAAGTGCCGCGTGATAAATCCCATCAGCCCACTGCTCGGGAACAAGGAAACCCCCTTGTGAATCATCACCTATTTCCATGTGACCTGCCGTCTTTAACCGACCACTGTTCATTTCGCCATCACAAACTTTGCGGACCGTGACAAGGAACTCACCTAGACTTGAAAATCCGCCATCTTTCGTATCGTATCCCATTTCTTTCACTTAGCTTGTGGCAGCTCCGAGAACAACAAAAGGAGACTGGGTAGTAACTGGTGCGGCAGCATTACGAGGTGTAATAGTCTGCGCAGGCCAGCACTGACCGGCTACTCTAAGTACAAATCTCCAGCAATCTTCATCCGTTGTGAAAGCAACATGAGAACTGAAATCAATCGTGATCGGCTGACGATCGAAAATGAAGTAATACCTCATATCGAAGAAGCCAATGTCGCCCTGAGTCCCGAGAGTCGGCATTTTTTCGCTGAAGAATACCGGACGTCCCCAGATTTCCCACCTGGGCTTTCCTTGCACATCTTTCGTGAAGACAAGGATTTTTCCAGAAGCATCAGCGGCATTGCCTGACCCCATCTCGAGGAGTTCAGGAATAACACCAGGATTGATAACCCAGACTCCGTAATCATGAGAACCGGGAAGCATGCAAGCATACATTTCCGCTAAATCCTCGATCATGACACGAAGCAGAGTATTCCTATTCACGACTTTCAAGCAGTTGCAGTTCAAAATTCCGAGCGGTTGTCCAACGCCGTTGCCATTGATGAAGGCATCGTCCTCAAAGTATCCCCAGGCAGACCCGAACATTCTCTTGATTAAAGGCACAAGAGCAATGGCGGAATCGTCCCGAAGCTCGTGGGAGAGATAAGTAATCCCAGCGAGTTTATGAGGAGTCAGCTCCATCTGTCCGAACTTAGGTTTAGTAAGATCCTTGGCGGCTGCCTCGGCGGTCCAGGACGCCTGAACCCCGCCGAAAACGGTCGTAGCGTGCGAAGTATCGTCCACATAGGGAATCTTCAGGGAATCGGTCTTGATCGGGGGAATGATTGTTGCGCCGTTAGGTCGAACAATGGAATTCTCAAGCGCTATCATCTGGAGGTCGGCACGAAAAACCTCGGGGACGAGAAATCCGCCCTGAGAGTCTTCGCCTTCTTCCATGTGGCCAGCAACTTTGATAATGTTTCCAGAATTATCGACAAATCGAAGCCTCGGATCGAATTTCTTCCTTGTCTTGAAGTCTACAACTGCGTCGAGAAATTCAACGGGTTCGCTGAATTTGTCCGCTTCTTCTGTAGCTTTTTCAAGCTCGTGATCAGGTTTGATTTTAGCAAGAGCCTTTTGAATCTCCTCATCCATCAATCCCTGGTTTTCCTCATTTAGAGTTTTCAGCCTATCCTCAAGGGATTTCTCCATGAACTCGCTAAGCTTTTTCTCTGCAACTTTGCCAGCCTCATTCTCGATCAACGTGGTCAGTTCACTCTCTTTCATCGTGACTTTTTCTGTCTTTTCTGTTTCACTCATTTCATTTAATCCAAATTCCACTGGCTCTTGGATTTCGGCTTTCTTTCGACCCCCCTTTATGACTAATGCCTCTATGGGCTTGCGCTGTTAACTTGTTACTCGTTGGTTAACATCCGTTAACTTGCTCGCCCACTGACATCTCCGAAAAAGAGAACCTACTTTTTCCGAAGCCAGCGTGATTAATCAAAACCATTGGTCATATAAACAATGGCCTTGGTTAATAAGGCCAGCGACAAGCGTTGACTCAACTCTTTCTGCACTTGGCAGATGAGCTAAATATCGGTTGATTTGAGCAGACGGGAGGGGTACAATAAAAAAAGCTCTTTTTTCGTTGCCACACAATGCCATGTTTGTCTCGGATCAAGAGTCAGGGAGGGGTGCTAGCCTCTCCCGCCTCAAATCTTATTTATGCATTCTTCATCCTCTGATTAATAAGCCCGAGATTCTCGTTATGCCAGATGCGATAATCGTTTTCTTCACAACTGAAAATTTTCGCTACCTCACGGAGGGTCTTCCCTTCCTTGAGACATTTCGCCACTCGGGCTACATCCAGTTTAAGCTTCTTTGTCTCTTCAGGTTTTGGGGGAGGATAATTTTTCAAGAGCTGTTCTTTAATTCTCTCTACTGCAGTAGGGTCGGTCTTGACAAGCTGAGTTATCGCTGCGGCCCGAGCATTCATCCACTCTTTCATTCTGTGAAGATTGAAGTTCATTTCATAAGAAACCTGTTCCATAGTCCAACCTAATTCTCCCATGAGATAGTCGATTTTGACGCAATTCTCAAACGTCTCCATCTTTTCAAACATTGGGTCTGTCATACTTACTCCTTTCTCTATGTCAACCTGGAATATCCTTGGCTAAAACATAGGATGCCAGGTTGTCCTCCTCATCCGTCTTGAATGTAAGGGTGAATGGTGTTTTGCATTGTGGGCACTCGAACTCTAGCTTCCGGGTCTCCTCCGATATCTCTACTGTCGCTCTCTTCCCACATCCCGGACACCTTACTTCCTTCCTCTCTTTCACCTGACCTTACCTTTAATGCGGTCAATCTCAAGCTGTGTCGCTTCCCGAATTCGTTGCCTGATAACCTCAGGATCGCTATTTTTCTCGAAAGCCTTCTCAATAATGCCCTGCGCCTTCTCTGCCAAAACCTTCTCCACTATTATCCCGATATCCTCTATGGTGAACGTCTTTTTATCGCCATCCTTCTCAAGCTCAATAGTGCGTTCTGTGACCGTACCTCCGCCTTCATCATCCTCATCCTCCTGTGTTCCTGCAGCATCAGCCTTGAGCACAGCGTTGAGTGCGGTTATGGCATCCTTCACAATATTCCTATTCTTGCGACTCAGAACTCGCCCTGCTTTCAGGTCGGCAATATGCTCATCCTTCTCGCTAAGAAGTTTTTCATATGTATCCCTGATGTGATTAACGGCTTCCTCGAATTCGGATATCTCGGCTTTAGTTTCCTCGGCCTCAACTCCTTCTTGCCCTGGTCCAGGCCGCTCCTGCCGCCTCATCTGGCCTCCACACTCTGGGCACTTGATATCCTTGCAGTGCTTATCTGAGGTCAGTTTATGGCCACACTTAACACACTCGCATCTGTACTTTTCCTGCTTGGTTTCTATTTCAATTTCCCTGTCTTCTTTCATTTCAATCTCCCCGTCAATATATTTAATTCGCCCCCATATAGCCTTCACATCTTCTTTGTTCGCCCTGATTTCCTCGATAAGCTCTCTTTGTTCGGTCAACTTATCAAGGCTTCTGAGCATGGCATCGCCAATCTCTATCTCTTCCTCATCAGCTATCATCTTGGCAAATTCCACGAGTTCTTTGAGATGTGCTCCAGAGAATCCCTCGGTCTTTTTCACGAGGTCTTCGAGTAACTCTTTCTCTATGTCTCCTGCCCACTGCTTAATCATTTCCTCTCTCTGCTTTGCCTCGGGTAACTCAAAATTGACAATGTGGTGAAACCGCCCCGGTCTATCCAATAGGGCATCAGGCAATTTCTCTGGATAGTTCGATGTCATAATCGTAATCATGCCATTATTCTGTTTTATGCCATCCATCTCTGTCTTGAGCAGATCCGTCACGAATTCCATCTCACCCCGTAGCCAGGTATCAATATCTTCAAGGAAAAGCACAGATGGGGCTAAATCCCTTGCCATAGAGAATCCCAATGCAAGAGCCTTAAGTGGCCCAACATGCCTGAAATCACGACTCGATATCCAGATGAATGTAGCATCCAATTCGTTCATCAGCACCCGGCCAGTCTTGGTTTTTCCTGTTCCTGGAGGACCGATAAAGAGCAATCCACGTCCCACAAGATTCTCGCCTTTCTTTTCTAGGGCTTTTACTGACGTTATGATCGCATCTTTGTATTTAGGCTTGAGAATCAAATTGTCCCAATTATCACCAGGCTCTTTCAGAAATTCACCACTGAGGGCGAATTTTTCTCCCCGGAGAAAATTGTTCTCCTTGACCCAAGCATGAACCTTATCCAAGAGGTCTTTATTCCAATCCCTGTTTTCTGTCGATGTCGTCAGGGTAATACTCATCCCATACCAATTAGGGCTATAATTTACGATTAGTGGCCTCTTTTCTGCCTCGTAGAATTGCATTCCTTCAATAAGAAAGTCATCCGATTTCTCAGAATTAAGGCTTACAACTTCATGTTGAGGAGGAACTTCTTCTCCTACCCAGGTAAAATTCCGCGTATCCTTTAAGTCAAATTTACCAAGAACTTCTTTAAATCCTGCCAGATAGCTCCCTAGTAACGGACTCGGAACTGAATAACTATTCTGAAAAACTTCTTTGACTTTACATTCTAGGAATTTTTCATAGAGGTCAAAATGGAATCTCAGTGGTGCAGATGATTCCGCACTGGCAATATCGAAAAGCTTGGAAAGCGATTTATTCCAGCGTTCTTTGTATTCTGGTTCATCTTTTGTCTTGATGCCCACATATCGGTCAACGTCCCTTTTGTGTTCATCAACCCAAGTCTTTGCTTCCTCCATCGTCCACTTCTTAACATCGAACAAGTATGTAATGACCTTTTTGCAGTCCCCACAGTACAGCGCCTTTATCCCCTGCTTTGCCGATATGGTGATAGTGCGGATTCTGTGTCCCTTGTGCTTATCTGGCGACTCGATGGGGATGCGGTGATAGTTCTCGGTCGTTTCCGGCTTGGTGGTAGTGTTTATTCTTTCGAGTTCCTTATTAATTAATTCTTTTTCACCCACCTCAAGGTGCCTAGCTTCCGTTAAAAGCTCTTTGTATTGTCCATCAAGACTTTCATCCATTTCAACCTCAATCTCTTTTTCTTCTGGCTTGATAAATACTCCGCTTGCACAGTTTTCCAATTTTCTGGATTCCCTTATTCGCTCTAGTGCCCCTGGGTCGATATAGGCCCCTTCAAATTCAACCTCAATCTCCCTGTCCTCCACATCTTTCACCACCTCAATCTCAAGCTCCTTCTGTAACTTCTCGGAAATAAGCCCCTTCTCCACCGCTATGGTCAACGCCTCGGGACAGCTCGGAATTGGAACTGCACTATACTCAAGCATCTCCCACTTGTTATAAATCCGCTTGGGTAAATCAGGGTCTTTCTCTAATGCCCTTGCATCCGTTTCCTCCACATCGATGGGGATAAACCCAACGCTCCAGGCATTGAGCAGTGGCCCTGTACCCCCCACGTCCTCTGTATAGGCCTTATAAATCTCATCTGCCCTCTGGTTCTTAGCAAACACCGTTTTAGCAATAAGCCCCTTCTCGTCTCGCTTAATCCACATATTCTTGGCCGGAGGAATAGAGCGATAATCGTGAGCAAACGGTACAACGGGGTTCTTCTGGTAATTAGCAATAACCGCACCTTCCGGCACAAGCTTCTCGCCATCCCTGTCCTTTATCCCAGTCGAGATATAGCTGATTACAGCACGCTCTTTCTTCTTAACCTCTGTTTTATCCTTCTCTGCCGTGTAATACTTCCTGACAAAAGGGATCTCGTCCTTTTTTATGTGAAGTCGCTGTGCGACCTCTGCGGCTTTTTCGGGAAAGATATCCGCAAATTTAAGGTGTTCCGTGACCATCTTCATAATTGGCCTCCTCTATTTTCGTTTTTCTCTATAGGAGATTTCATCATAAAATAAATTGCTATTCCAAAAGCAATCCCAACTCCCGCAATGGGAAATCCTATTAACCATTCTGGCATATCATGCCTCCTCAAAATGCGCCGCCACCGTACAACGACAAATCATTCTCCTTTTGCCTCTCTTTTCTCAAATACAATATCATTGCCTTGGCCTTCTGTGGGTACAGAATGGTCTGTTTTGCCATCCAATATCTCTTTCGGTATTCCCTCGGGGAAAGCCTTGCAAGTCAGTGGTTTACCAAGGTGCTTACAAGCTAAACATTGAACGGATATATCAACGCCCACATCTGCAATTATCCCATTTTGATGAATAGGAACTAATGTCAACTTTGTTTTCATCCTCCCCCTGCGCTTTTAACTAAATTATCAAAATATGTAATTACATTTTTAGGGCAATATCCATGCCCCGAAGAGTTAAAGTATTCGGCAAATTTCTCTGCGAAATATTCTTCGGCATAGTCAGCTTCGTAGGGAGAAGCGATTAATCCTTTGTTGCTATTAGTTTTCCATATGCCCTGCCATTTATTTGAACCAGACAATGTTGATGAACCTTTTGTAAAAATGGCATCTACGGTATGCCCATGCTCGTGAAGCGTAAGATTAATGCTTCCGTGTCCTACCCCGGTCTTATTGGCCACAAGAATAGTTTTGGGTTTATTCCAAGTTCCGCCAGCCCCAGGTATATTATCCCATCCCTTGCCTGTTCCTTCCCAGCCTCTTGGAATCTTGCCTTTTAAATGCTTATAGGAAGGATGGATAGTTATTCCAGAATTAACAACCAAATCCATCGACCCACCATTCTTTGCTACTTTGGCTAATAATCCCTTGGGTACCTTATCCACTTCTTTGGCAATTAAATTCCATTCTTTTAGGGATAATTTTTTATTCCCTACCGTAAGCCCTTTTATTCCGTATTGCTTGCCCCACTCTTCGGCTTCTTTTAAGCTCTTAAATGGCTTCCGAGGTTTTCTCGCTACTTCTCCCGCTTCCCCGGGGGGAGGCGGTTTCCCTTCGCCTTCCTCAAAGCTAGCGGCAACAGTGCATCGACAACGTGGGTGAAGGGGCGGGCTTTCTACGTTTTCATAGTCAAGTTTTATTGTCTGTTTCCCCGCCCTAGCTATGTCACCCTGATTAAAAAAATTCTTTTCAAGTGATATAACCTTATTATTTAAAGACCTGCATACCTCACAGGTTGCAGCACTAAAGTGCGTTATCCACACCTTCTTCTTCACAACGCCTGATTGCTTATATGCTTCAAGCGACGCCCTATTCGATGCCCTCAACGCTTCAGATCGGGCTATCGTCTCAGAGCGTACTTTATTCCAATGAGCATAGGTCTTATTGACTCGCTTTGTAAGCTCGGGGATGCCTTCCCCTGCGGCAATGCCCTGTGTTAGTTCTCGCCGTAGCTTCGTAGTGCTTATCTCCTCTAATGCCTTCGAGAACTTCGGCGTATAGGATTTAAGCCAATTCTGCACCTCTGGATTCGCCACATCGAACATCACATCCGTTGCGGCAAGCCTCGCCATCTCAGCTTTGCCCTGCTCATCGATAATGGCAACGTCTATCTTGAGCGCATTCTCCGACAGCTCTTTCTCGAACTGCGCCTGGGGGTAGAGGATGTTGTCAATCTTGTCCTTCTGTAGCCACGCCTTCTTCATCTTCTTAAGGTTGGCTACGATTATTTTCTCTTCCTTTGCCCAGACCGTCCTGAGTATTGCCTTATATTTCCGCTCCCAGGGCAAGAGCGATTTAAACAGCTTTTCGAAATGCGCCAAGTGTTGGAATTCATTCACCGATGGCATGATGTTGTCGAGTAGCTCTTTCGCTACATCGTCAATGATGCCCATCTCTCTCCACCACCCCACAATGTCTTCTGCCATAGAACCTGAAATTGCCGCCATAGCCGCAATGCTCAACGACTGAACCAGATAGTCCTCTGCTATCTTGTCGGCGAGAGCGTCGGTGAGGTGGGGTTGGTTCATTTATTTAGTTCTTCGATTTTTGCCTTATTTTTATTAATCCAATTCATTAAATCTACTAAATCAATTTCTACGGAATTATATCCACCTTCGTTGTATGCTTTAATCACAATCCGCCCTCTTCCATCCCAATCTTTTTCGGGCTTACCCCCGCCCCACTTTCCTTTGGTTATTGCTAATTCAACATCCATTTCTTCGTTATATTCCGTAACTCCATCCATTTTTATTTTCTTGTTCATTTCATCGCCTCCCTTCTCAGGCTTCCTATACCCATTCGCAATGTCGTCAGGGTCGGTCATTTGTTTCTTCTTTAAAAAATTTTTTTATTCCAAAACGACTTAGAGGTTCCCCACGTCTCATAAATAATGTCATCTAATAATTTTAATAATAGTAAGAAAAAAATCCCCATTAATAACCATCCAATTGTAGCCCAATCAATCATCCCAACATCTCCTTTAGCCGATTTTTCGCCTTCTTCGCTAGGGTCTCTACGTTTTCCTCCTCTTCTTCCTCTCCTTCGGATGGAACTGTTTCGGGTGGCATTTCTGGCTCTTCTGGCTCTTCATCGAAATTCTCGTCTATTGGCACAAGCTGGCTATCCATCCATGCCACATCGCCCCACGGCACAGGCTCGAGGCCGTTCTCTTCCCTGACCTCGTTAATAAGCTTGATATTCGTTTTGACATGCTCGGTGTCCTCTAAGAGCTTCTTCTCTTTGTCCTCTGGTACGGGGTCGTCAAATGCCACAAATAGTCTCTCGTCAAATCGAGGTAAGAGCCTCTCATTAAGTTTTTCCTCTATCCTCCGACATCGAGGCAATATGCCATACTTAGCATGCTGGTAGCCCGCAGCCTCGGCAACCGCCCTGTTAGACGATTCCGTAATAATAACACCCTCTGGGATATCGTGTGCGGCCATGATCTCGGTACGATTCAACCTCCGCCCCTCTGTAAAATTAATCTCTTCCGGTGTCATGGCAGAACGCGAATATTTCAAGCCCCCAGGAAGGTAAAGGTCTTTCCCCGCATTCTTAGGCCCGGCATGGCTCTGCTTGAGCTTCTGCTTGACCCTCTCGCTCTCGGCACGGCTTATATTCTGGGTCTCCTCAATAATCCCCCCTACCCGAGCTCTGTTCTCCATGATCGATGTCTCAAACTCATTCATCTGGCGCTGGAGATAAACCGCATCCGCAATCCCCCTAATGACCGAGAATCCCGTAAATACATTATGGGGATTCGGATAGGTGAACATGATCACATCCTCGGTCTTGAACTTTGCTTCCGCGTTACCCCTTTTGTATTCATAGTATTTAATGGCATCATTGAGTGAATCCCCAAACTTAGGATTTATGTGCTGTGCGGGAATAACCCATATCTGTTGCGGGATCCTGCTCTTGTCAACGGTTACCGAGGGGATATACCAATAGGCCTCACCTGTCAGGTCAAGGAATGTCCCCGTAAGCTCCCATAGGTCAAAGCTGTTATTGTAGGGGTTGACATTCTGCATAAGGTCAAGAAGCGGATGTTCTGTAACCTCTTCTACTTCTTCTGCCTTCGTCAGCCAGGGATCAAGTGATTGGTTCTGGCATAGATATTTCAGCTTTTCTCGCTTTACGGGCTTTGTGCCTATTGTCCTGTACTGCTGCCCCTTCGTCTCCTTTGCCACGTAGAGCCGGAGCGGATTGATTGCCACGCTCTGACCGTTCCGCTTGGCACAGATATAAGTCCAGCCGGCAAAGTAATTGACGTAATCGGCTTTGCCTCGAGGCTTCTTGTCGGAGAGTCCCGCACCCCAGAAAAACGGGTCGCTCCAGGCCGTCTCATCGGTCAACTGCGGCCGTGTCCCCGATGTCGAGAACGCCGTATCTATGCCCCCTTTATACGAACCGATCGCTCGGCCTATGCCATGTAAGATTCGTTCTATTCTGTTCATTATTATTTCCTCATAACCACTCAATCCTGTCTGCCAGACCCATCCCCCCATCTATCCCCATAACCATATAGCGTAGGGCGTCCATACAGTGGTCATTCTGCTTTAAGGGTTTATCCTTCCATTCGCCAGTCGACTTATTTCGTTCCCATTGATAGAGGGCCATCTCATCGATTACGTTTACGCAATTCTTGAATACTTTAAGCCTCCCCGTCTTTATCCGCTCTGTTACGGCATTTATCCCCGTGCTCACATCATTATTGGCAGGCTGGACATCGAAATCCCTTGCCCTCAATTCCTCTATGTCCTGTGCACCAGATGGGTCAGCGTAATAGGTCACGTCATGGCTCAGGCGTTCTTTGTGCTCATCATAGGTTTTCCTGGCTTGGTAATATTCATCATAGATATAGAGGCAGTCCGTTTTCGGATCTATCGCCCCCTTCAGTGCAACAAAAGGATTGAACTGCCCAAAGTCCATGCCCCCTGCTATCCGCCATTCTCTAGGGATCGCTTTCGGCTCAACTATCATATAATCCTCAAAATCAGAATAAATCAGCCCCTCAGCCTTCCCGAATATGCCCTCATAGCGAAGCTGAAAAGTGTGCATCGGCATTGTCTGTCTAGCTCTCTCAAACTCCTCTTTCGGGAAATACGGGCTGTCCACAGAGCGGAACCGGATAAACTCAATATCGCTTGAGGCCTCGGGGTCTTCCCCCCTCAACAACGCCCCTTTCCGCCTTGCCTTGTCAGCCTCTATCTCGTGGTGGACCCAGTTAAGCGAAATCGGGGTAAACGTCATCAGTATCCGCCCCCGTGTCCGGCTCACCCTGCCCTGCATCATCACCCAGATATCAGGCTTCATAAGACTTGCCTCATCTGCCCAGATCGCATTGGCCGTGATCCCCTCGATCGACTCCGGCTTATCCGCAGAGCGCAGGAAGAATGTTCTGCCGTCCCGTGTCCTGAATGTGGACTCCGCCTTATTAAATATCCCCCATCCCCGGGGTGCGATCTCTTGAAATTTCTGCATCGTACTTTGTTGTAATATCTTATAAGTCGGGGCAATTATCAGGTAATCGCCCGGACCGCGCACTTCCCCCTCGTTTATTATCCATACTGAGCCGAAGGTCGTCTTTCCTGACTGCACGCCAGCGCAAAACATGATGAATCGCTTCTTGCTCTGCCATGCCTTAATCTGCCACTCATGGAGTCTTATCTGGGTTATCGCCATTGTCACCGATGATTACTGTCAAAGGAGTGAAATCGCCTTTATCGTCTTGCCCGCCAACCACACTTGTGGGAAGCATCCTCATGAGCCATCCATAGAACAGCTCTTTGTTTCTTTTGCTCGCCAGAATCCACTCAATGAATCCCTCGGTCCCACCAACCTCTTCGTTGTTGAGGGCCTCGAAAATCATGTCCTTGATATTCGTGGTGAGCTTATTCTTGCTCCCTATTGGCCGACCTGGATTGCCCCGCTTAAACTGCCCCTTGTCATTTCGGGCATCCGTTTCCTTTCCGTTGTTTACGGATTCAGACATTTATCTTCCTTATCTCAACGCCAACCAATTCATCGGCTCGCATTAATTTGTTCAATTTATCAACCAACTCATCTGTCGGGATAAACCGAAGCCGAAGCTCGACCTCCTTGTCGCCCGACACAAGCGACTTTATGCTTATTTGCTTTATCAACGCCCCGAACTTCGCTTGCTCCATCAGTTCGCCATCACCCTTGCCGGCTCTTGTACGCCCTGCTGTGCTGAGAATTTATCGACTGCCTCGAAGAAGCACTTTTCATGGAATACGACAAATCCCCTCCGTAGCACCAGAGAGCTGAATGGCCTATCCGTAATCTCCATCTGGCATTTCAGGCAAATGGGGTTTGCACCGATTATTTCTTCTTCTGTCATCTCAGCCTCTTTACTTTTAACCATCCCCACGTATTGTCAATCCTCCGGGAAGAGACCTAAAGAATATTACCCCTTCTTCATGTGTGCCGTGTATGCGAATTTCGTCACCAGCCTCACATTGGTCGGCAATTCCTTGAAGTTCTTCGGTGGTTATCCCGGGATAAACATGATGAATATTAAAGATTTCTTTCATTTTCTCATCCCCTTCATTTCAGCCCCTTAATCTCCTTCCTTCGGAGGGGGCGCAACCATTTGCGGCTGAACCCCCAATCGGAGATGGCATTCCTCTGGCCTCCCGCAGCCATCGATTCTTGAGGAGGCACCGAAGGACTATTTTATTTTTAATTCCTTAATCTCCTTCCTCAGCCTTCGCAGTTCCACATTGTTCTCCTTGTTTATCTTGACCAGTGACTTGATGTGGCCGTTCATTTTCGCTTGTCGCACCATAAGCAAGAGTATGGATTGCGAGATGTCGCTTATCTCTGGTTGCCGTGTGCCGTGATGGTTTCGGTGCATTCAATATCTCATCTCCGCGTTTCCTTCCATGCTAGATATACCATCACCACCATAAAGGCGATAAATACACCAATCGCTATAATTACTGAGTTATCTTTTAGGAGTTCAAGCATTAGAATAATCTCATAAAATTAGCCGATGTCATGGTGTCTTGGCAGGCAACGGTTCACGTGACTTAATGCCGTTGACACCATTGCTTCATCGAGTCACCAATCATTCGGCTGGCAAACCGTGTGAACACGATTCGATGGCGTTGTACCATTGATACATGCCTCATCGAAATTGGTATATGCACCAGACTGCCAATCAAAATAGCCTCATAATGACCCTTTCATTTGCTATTTAATTTTCTCTCGATTCTATCAAGTCCTTTTTCGAGATTCTCCACTGCCTCTTCAAGCGTTGCTAACCTCTCGCCATGCCTTGCACAGGGATGAGGATTATTACCTGTCCTTTTCTTTCGATAGTCATAATAAGCCTTTATCCATATCCCGATAACCCCAAGAAACGATGTGGCAATTATACAGACAATAGTCCACTCGCTCATGCTTCCTCACTTCTTAACAAGGCCGTAAATTACAATCCCGCCCAACGCTCCGATCGCAACCTTGCTCAATGTCGAATTAAGCTGACTTCGTTTTAACCTGCCCTCTATTTTCTTGAGCAGTAAATCTGTGTTCTCTCTCAATGCCTTCTCCGCAAGATAATCCTTCTTCCATGCCTCACTAATTTCAACCTGAGCATTGTAAGTCAGCTCCCACTTGATAACCTGACCTTTCAGGGATTCAATCTCTGACAGGGCAAGGGAAAAGTTCTCCTTCAAGAGCTTATTCTGTTCCAAAAGGTTGTCTATGATTTTGTCCTTATCCTGGAGGGTTAAATACTCGACCCCAAGCTTCTCGATTACCTCATTTTTGTCCTTGATTTTGTCCTCTTTCCTGGCAATGTCTATGCCTAAAATTTGGATATCTTGCTTGAGCCCACTTATTTTTATTTCGCTCTTGTCCCTCAACACCTTATTCTTAATCTCAAGGCCGGCTCTCTGTATTTTCAATAATTCATTCTGCCCCTTCAGCTTTGATACATTTTGATAGAGGTTATATGACTGAAGACCAGAAAGTGTTACCAGAATAACGATCACGATAACCCCAACGACAACCCAGGCCTTCTTGCTCATTTTGAAGATGACTCCCCATTAAAGCTTTCGAGCTTTTCAATCGTCCGCTTTGCCCCAACACCGAGAAAGCCGACAGTCCATGTTCCTATAAATTCCACGTATGGAACGGCAGGGAAAATTGTCGCGCCCACGGTCCCAAGAATTATTCCTATAGCCCAAAACAAATAGGCCTTTTCCGTATTTAGCTTTTTGACCGCCATCTATTTCTCCCTCTTTGCCCATATAATCTTAT